CACCGTACCTCCCCACACCAGAGGAGAGGGAGGCCATGCCCATCCGACCGGAGATGCACGCTCGTAGCCGTGCGTATCAGGACGATCTAGCCCAGAGGGAATCGGTTCCCTCACGATACCTCAACGCCAACGGGTCGATTGCCCGTGACGTTGTTGTCGTGTATAACAGGAACGGCAGCCTTCGACGGGTAGAAGACTACAGATAACAGGAGACACACCTATGCGTAACTACATCACGGACAACATTAATTCCCGGCGTCGCCAGTGGACTGCCTTTGATACGACTATCAAGTCGATCAGGGTTCAGAGCGATCCATCTATCAGCCCAGTTATGTGGGAGGTGGATGACTACTACGAGTTCAGTATTGACATCAAGAGTGACGGCACCACGCTTTCGCTCGAACACTTCCCCTCGTATGTGGCCCCGACTAACAGGGTAAACGAGGAGGGGTACACCAACCCCAACTCAAACCTCCCGGTTATGAACGAGAGGTACATCCTTGAGCCCAAGTACCACAGCCTGCCTATTATCGTCGAGTTCTTTGGGGACTACAGCAGCGTGGTCATCTACGGCCTGCCCGATGAGGCGTATGTTGTTGTTGATTGGAAGGAGGTTACCAATGAATGCGATAGTGATACTGAGTGACGGGACAACGTGGACTACTATGGATGGGTGCTCTATCTGTATGGTCACTGACGAGCAACTAGTCGATCTGAACTATGGCCTTTGTCCTTCCAATCTGCACAATCTTACGTGCGAGATCCGTCTTACTGACTGCACACCACCCAAGGAGATCGAGACAATCCACAGGGTGGTGGAAGAGGACGAGGGGAAGGATCATTTCAAGGAGGATTGGAGATCGAACTAAAACAAATCCCCAAGTTACGGGGCACGCTACTGTGGGAAGGCCCATCGTTGCTGAACGGTGAGCCTATCGTTGCTATCGCAACTCTCAAGACATCCAACAGAAAAACGGGAGACATGATCCAGACATGGATACTCCCCCAGAACATGAGGCCTACTGATGCCGTGGATAGTGGAGACGATAAGTCTATCTGCGGCGACTGTCCTCATCGTAAGATAGACGGCAAGCGTACTTGCTATGTCAACGTAGGTCAGGCACCGCTTCAGGTGTGGAAGTCCTACCGGGCAGGCAAGTACCCTAGGTTGCCCGAACTATCCGCGATAACAGAAGGCAGGCGTGTCCGCTTCGGTGCCTACGGTGACCCAGCGGCTGTGCCTGCTCACGTATGGCTACACCTCAAGCGTAATGCATCTGGCTGGACTGGGTATACACACCAATGGCGTACCTGCGACCCCAACCTGATGGACCTATGTATGGCTTCTGTGGATAGTGAGGCCGAGGCTTCTGTGGCTACTGCCCTAGGGTGGAGGACATTCAGGTGCCGCTCTGCTGATGAGCCCATATCTGACGGCGAGATAATGTGCCCCGCCTCAGACGAGGGAGGCAAGAAGACTACATGTGATACCTGCCTGCTGTGTGCGGGTAGATTTGCCAACAAAAAAAGAAAGATTCCCAACATTTCCATCGTCGTACATGGTCGGGGTGCGTTACACTTCGGTAATAATACGACGAGCAACACTCTACAGGAGACTAGTCATGAGTGAATCGAACGAGATACAGGCCCCCAAGCCGTATGATGCAGCCGGATGGGGTGACCTTGTTACCCGGCGGCAAGTCGAACGCCTTGATGAGACGCCCCGTGCTACCCAGACACACCAGCCGGTGCCTCACCATGTGTGCATCGACTACGTTCAGGACTGCCTGACCCGCAGGGAATTCGTCCTTAGTGAGCCGACTATCTATCTGGATAGCAGCCGACACAACCTGTACGCTGGGTGGGGCATCCGGCACAAGAGCCTGCCCCCTTCTAAGGGCTTTGGGTGGGAGTGCTTCCTCCTGAATAGCAACAACAAGAAGAGGTCCATGATGGTTGGTGCGGGTAACACTACCTTCATCTGCGGTAACGGAATGCAGATCGCACCCTTGGGTATGTACCGTGCTAAGCATACTAAGAACGTAGGTGCCGTGGATAAGTCCGGGCTTCCCCGGTGGCAGGGCAGGCTTCTCCGTATGGTTAACCGCATCGACGTAGAGTGTCGGCGTATTCACCATGTGGTAACGTCCTGCAAGCAGGTCATACTTGACCCAGACAGTAAGACCCACAGGGCTCATGTCCGATCTGTCGTGCTTCAGTCAGCCCATGAGAAAAAGATGAATGCTGCTGGTGCCCTATCTGTGTACAACCATTGGCTTACTCCGGAGCATGACGAGTTCAAGGAGGACAAGAGTGTGTGGCGTTTGATGCAGGCCTACACAAGTCAGGCCCGTGGCAAGACACAGTTCGAGAGCCATGACAATATGATCCACATGTTCGATACGTTCGCCGATGAGTTCGGTACTGTCAAGATGTCAACCCTTAAAGACCCCGTCGCAATACCGGGAGGTGACTTTTGAAACCCAGCCCACAACAACAAGAGTTCCTTGACGAGTGCGGGGCACTTGGAGAGATTGTATACGACACCGTTGAGGCCCTTCTCACTACCTACGAAGACAAGGGGGTAGGAGGGACGGAGCCGGTAATGATGGTGCTATGGGAACTAATCACAAGCCAACTCCTGAGGAATGGAGTAGACGGATTGAAGTTGCGTGTACTCCTCATGGAGTTGCAGGATGATGTGGAAGAAGAGCAGAAGTAAATGAGGCAGTCCGACCTAGAACTTGAGATGATCGAACTTGGCAAGTCTAGGTACTGGTCTGCTGTACATAAGGCTAAGGAACTAGGTATAGAATCCACAACCTCTCCGGGTCAGCGGCTGCTGGCCGAGGCTGTCACCCACATGGGAGACGCCTTGGTTCAGTGGCTCGTTGACGCGGGGAGCAAGCCCGGCAGGAGACACAGGGCACACGAGTATCTGTCTCAACTAACACCGGGTGTTGTCGCCGCCATCACTTCAAGGTGTGTGCTTGACTGCATATCCCAGAACCGTAAGATTACCGCAACGGCAGTGCATGTCGCTAGGCTACTCGAAGATGAGTTAAAGTTTAAGCACCTAAAGGATGCCGAGCCTGCCCTATGGCGTCACATCTTTAGGAATATAGACAGGCATAAGTCTTACGAAACCAAGGCTAAGTTCATCAAGAACACTGCAAGGTATAATGATATTCACTTTGCCGCGTGGCCTAAGAAGGATGCTGTATCCGTAGGTATTGTGTGCATTGAGTTGCTCCGACAATCCACTGGTATAGTTGAGATTGTTACCAGAGGAGACACTAGGGGTAGGTCGGTTACTCTCGTCCGTCCCTCCGATGATCTGATGCTCTGGCTCAAGTCATCCCATGAACGATGCGAGTTGCTTAAACCAGTACATATGCCCATGGTTCAGTGCCCTAAAGACTGGGGACCCAATAAAGCAGGAGGATTCTACAGCCCTTCGCTTGCCCCAAGGGGCCTAGTCAAGGCATATAATAAGGAGTACCTCAAGGAGACAGAGGGACTCGACATGCCTAAGGTTTACAGGTCTGTCAATCGACTTCAAAGAACTGCTTTAGTTGTAGATAGTAAACTGATTGGAGTGATGCGTCACTTCTGGGAGAACGGGTATGCGGTAGGGGGGCTGCCCTCTAACGAGGATAAACCCCTGCCCTCTAAGCCTCTCGATATTTCGGACAACGAAGAGTCACGCAGGGAGTGGAGGCGTGACGCTGCCCGGATACACTTCGATAACGAGAGGCAGCAGAGCAAAAGACTACAGGTTTCTAAGGTCCTTTACTTGGCTGACAAGTTTAAGGATACAACTATTCACTACGCTCATGAATGCGACTTTAGATCGAGAGATTATCCAGTCGCTTCATTCTTACACCCACAGGGTCCTGACTGGGCTAGGTCCTCCCTTCGTTTCGCAAGGGGGGTCCCGATAACCGATGACAATGGTGTGTCTTGGTTAGCGGTGCATGCTGCAAACAAGTGGGGTAATGACAAGGTATCATTTAATGATCGAGTGAGGTGGGTAGAAGAGAACGAGAAGATGATCCGTGCTGTTGCTAAAGATCCTTTCCGTAACATGGAATGGACTGACGCCGACTCACCTTTTCACTTTCTCAATGCGGCCTTTGAGTGGTCGGCTTTCTTGGATTGCGGCATGGGCTTTGTCTCCAGCCTCCCAGTCTCCCAAGATGCTACTACTCAGGGGTTGCAAATATATGCTAAACTACTTCTCGACCCAGTGGCTGGGCTCGCTACTAATGTACTGCCCAGAGACACACCCGGCGACATCTACCAAGACGTTGCTGATCGTGTTATTGAGAAACTTAAAGTAAGCACCGACCCCTATGCATCCTCTTGGTTGTCGTTCGGAATAACGAGGAAGGCAACCAAGCGTCAGACTATGACTCTTACATACGGGGCCGTGTTCTTTTCCTGCAAGGAGTACACGACGGAATGGTTCTACGAGCAGTTGTCTGAGGGAAGGACAAACCCGTTCGGAGATGAGACCTATCGTCCTTGTAGGTTCTTAGCGACCCTTATATGGGAAGCAATCAGTGAGGTTGTCCAGTCTGCACAGGTTGGCATGGCGTGGTTACGTGAGGTTGCTCGTATCTTTATGGAGAACGACACCACCATTAGATGGTACACCCCCAATAACTTTCTTGTGCAGATGGACTACCCAAATATGAGGAAGCATGAGGTCAAGACATCCATCGGTCCTGTTATTAGGCAGCACCGTATACGGATGGCAACTGAAGAAAGAGATAGAAGGAAGAACATTAATGCTATCGCTGCCAACTACGTCCACTCGCTAGACGGGCTTGGAGGTTTGTTAGGAGAGATAGTGTGCATGGCTGAAGATCAAGGCATCGAGGACATCCTCGCTTGTCACGACAACGGATCGGTGCATGCACAAAACGTCGGGGTATTCGGAGGGTGTATTAGACAGAGTGCATATAACATATTCAACGAAGACTTGTTGTCTGATTTTGCAGAACAAGCGTTGCACCTGCTGCCTTCTGGAGTACACTTACCGGATACCCCACAGAGAGGAAGCATGGATCTGACTAAGGTGTTAGATAGCATGTACTATTGGAACTAACGTATAAACAGGGAAACAAACATGGCATACGCACAGAAACCGCAACTCACTTCTCCCGAGGGTGAGGCCCTCTACCCTTCGTTGACTACCCCAGACATGGGACCCAACGATGCATGGGCAGGGCAGGGAGGCAAGTACAACGTCAAACTTATCATGGACCCAGCCGAGTGCGCAGGATTCATGAAGGAGATTGATCGCCTGTACGATGACAACTATGCATCTCAGTGTGAGAAGAATGGCGACAATATCAAGAAGGCTAACAAGCCATACTCAGACCACCGAGATCAGGACGGCAACCCTACCGGCAAGATTCAGTTTAACTTTGCGATGAAGGCCAAGGGTACCACAAAGACCGGCGAACAGTTCGACCGCAAGCCCAAGTTCTTCGGCCCTGATGGCGGGACTATCCCCTTCGATCAGGTCCCCTCGCTGGGTAACGGAAGCATGCTGAAGATTAGTCACTTTGTTGACGGCTGGTACACCTCCATGGCTGGTGCTGGCGTGTCCCTTAGAATCCGGGGCGTGCAGATCATCAACGTAATCGAGCGTGACTCCGGCGGCAACGCTTCCGACCACGGGTTCTCAGCAGTTGGCGAGGCATTGACTACAACCTCCTCTCCCACGGTGGAGTCTGTTGATGCGGCCCTCGAAGAGAGTGACCATGAATTCTAAAGCCAAGGGGAAGAGGGGCGAACTAGAGGCGCGTGACTACGTCAGGCAACACTGGTTCGCCCCTCGTTGTATCCGGTCTGCACAGGCTGGCGGTGCTTTCGCTGCCGACCTGCTGCACGCTGGTGATAACCTGCATGTCGAGGTGAAGCGTAGGCAGAAGATTGCCGCTACTCACTTCATGAGGCAGGCGGAACAGGACTGCGGGGATAAGGATGTCCCCGTGGTCCTGATGCGTGAGGATAATTACTCATCGTGGTTGGTAGTCCTACGTATTGAGGACACTGATCGTTTTATTGACATCATTAAAGAAAACAAGGAGACAAGTGATGACTGCACAGATGACGCTATTCGAGGAGGTGAAGAGTAACAGAGGAGTCAAGACCCATAGGATGCGGGTGCTCGACCACCTTATCTACCGCAAGACTATTACCCCGCTTGAGGCTTTGGGGTGCTACGGGATCATGAGGCTTGCACCTCGTATCCTTGAGTTGCGAGAGATGGGGCACAAGATCGAGACTAAACTCCGTACTGATCCGATGGGAAAGAAGTATGCACAATATCGACTCGTCTGAGTTCGTTAAGAAAGAACCGTGCCCCTCCTGTGGCTCCAAGGATAACTTGGCTAGGTACAGCGACGGACACGGTTTCTGCTTTGGGTGTCGGCATTATGAGCACCCGGATGGCACTGTAAAACAGGAGACTAGACCAGTGGCAAATTTAATTGACAGTGAGTACATGCCGTTGAACAAACGTGCGATCACCGAGGATACCTGCAAGAAGTGGGACTACGGTGTTGGCGAGTACAACGGTACACCTGTTCACGTTTCAAACTACTGCGACGAGAACGGCAAGTGTGTTGCACAGAAACTCCGCTTTCCCAACAAGGACTTTGTGTGGCTGGGCGAGCCCAAGAAGGCAGGGCTCTTTGGTTCTAACATCTGGCGTGAAGGCGGCAAGATGGTTACGGTTTGTGAGGGAGAGATCGACGCCCTTACTGTGTCCCAGTTGTGGGGCAACAAGTGGCCTACTGTATCCGTCCCCAACGGTGCCGCAGGTGCGGCTAAGTCTATTGCTAAGCATATTGACTGGCTTGAGAAGTTCGACTCTGTTGTCTTCTGCTTCGATCAGGATGACCCCGGTCGTAATGCAGCAACCGAGTGTGCCAAACTCCTATCCCCGGGCAAGGCTAAGATTGTCCACACCCTTCCCGGCAACGACCCCAACGAATGTCTGGTCAACGGCAAGGGTGAGGAAGTTATCAACGCAATCTGGGGTGCCAAGGTTTATCGCCCAGATGGTGTTGTCGCTGGCGAAGACTTGTGGGATGTGATTATGGAAGAGAATAGTGTCACATCTGTGGACTACCCATGGAACGGCATGAACGAGAAACTCTTCGGTATTCGTCAGGGCGAACTACTGACCCTCACCTCCGGCACCGGCATCGGCAAGTCCTCTGTGTGCAGGGAACTGTGCCACTACCTTATTGTTCAGGGACATAAGGTTGGGTACATTGCACTTGAGGAGAGCGTTAAGCGTTCAGCCGAGGGCGTGATGGGCGTTGCCATGAACGTGCCTCCCCACCTGTGGGAGCAGCAGGGCGTGACAGAGGAACAAAAACGAGAGGCTTTCGAGTATTCTGTTGGGTCAGGACGCATGGTGCTGTATGATCACTTCGGTAGTCAGGACCCAGAGAACCTGCTACACCAGATCCGATACATGAATCGCTCCATGGGGTGCAGTCACATCTTCCTTGATCACCTGAGTATTGTAGTCAGTGGTATGGGTGAGGGCGACGAGCGTCGCATCATCGACAACACCATGACGAAATTGCGCAGTTTAGTGGAGGAACTTGGCATCGCACTTATTCTCGTGTCTCACCTCAAGCGTCCCGATGGTAGGGGCCACGAGGAGGGAGCACAGACTAGCCTCAGTCAACTGCGGGGTAGCCATGCTATTGCACAGTTGTCCGACGGTGTCATCGGCATGGAGCGTAACCAGCAGGACGAGATCCAAGCCAACGTACTGACGCTGCGGGTACTCAAGAACCGTTACAGCGGGGACACGGGCTTGGCCTGTCAGTTGGAATACTGCAAGGAGACAGGCAGGCTGTCCGAGTGGACTGCCCCTGACACAGTAGAGGTACCTAATCAACAGGGAGGCTAAGATGCAGACAGTAGTATTCGACATCGAGACCACAGCCATAGAGGACTTCTGTTCTCTTGACGGTCTTGAGAAGATCCATTGCATATCTCTCAAGAGTTACCCGTCCGGTCAGGTCAAGACATATCATGGAGATTATACGGAGGCACTTGATATTCTCCAATGGGCTGACATCATTGTCGGCCACAACATTATCAACTTCGATATCCCCGCCATCAAGAAACTGTACCCTGACTGGGAACCCCAAGGCAGGATCATCGACACGTTGGTTCTCTCTAGGCTTGGGTTCCCCGACATTCGGGATAAGGATTCTGCCCAGTCGCTACTCCCCCCGAGACTTTGCGGCTCTCATAGCCTTAAGGCTTGGGGTCTCAGGCTTGGAGAAGAGAAGGGTGAGTTCGGGAATGACCCGGAGGATTGGAGCGGCTATACAGAGGAGATGCGTAAGTATTGCGAACAGGATGTAGAGGTAACCTCTGCTCTGTATAATCACACTAATGCCCACATGCAACTACACGGAGAGGCGGTCATACTTGAGCACGACTTTGCCGAGGCTATCCGTGACCAGTGGCGTAATGGCATGGAGTTCGACGAAAGGGCAGCCGAAGACTTACATAGGAAACTAGTCTCTTGCCACCTCGCCATCGAAGAGGAACTTCAAGTAATCTTCCCGCCTAAGGAAGAGCCCATGAAGACCCGAGCCTATTGGGTTGCCGACTCTGGGAAGAAGTACAAGACAAAGAAGGCAGCAGTCGAGGCAGGAGAGAAGGGGTCACTGCTAATGCCCGGACCTTTCCGGATCAAGAAAACCCCCTTCAACCCCGGCTCACGGGTCATGATTGCTAATGCCTTTATTGAGAAGTATAACTGGAAGCCAAAGGACTTCACTCCCGACGGCAGGCCGAAGGTTGACGAGACTATACTCCGCTCTCTAGAATACCCAGAGGCAGCACCGTTGGCTGAGTACCTCATGCTGGGCAAAAGACTAGGCCAGTTGGCAGAGGGCAAGGAAGCGTGGCTACGGCTCTCCAAGAGCAATCGGATATACGGAAGGGTCAACCCCTGCGGAGCCGTGACGGGCAGGTGTACCCATGCCGGGCCTAACTTGGCACAGGTCCCCAGTGTGTCAGCCCCTTGGGGCAAGGAATGCAGGTCACTATTCACGGTACCTAGAGGCAAAGTGCTGGTGGGTGTAGACCTGTCGGGCCTTGAGTTGCGGTGCCTAGCCCACTATATGGCGAAGTATGACGGTGGGGATTACTCTCGTGAGATACTAGAAGGAGATATTCACACCGCTAATCAGTTGGCTGCGGGGTTGTCCGAACGTAATGAGGCAAAAGTATTTATATACGCCTTCCTATACGGGGCAGGGGACAACAAACTAGGATCAGTAATCAACAAGGGTGCAGCCGCAGGTAAGAGACTAAGGCAGCAGTTCCTGACCAAGACCCCCGCCTTAGCACGGCTGAAAGCAGCCATTGATTACCGAGTAGATTCCAACGGATACCTGCTGGGTATTGACGGAAGAGTATTAAAAATAAGATCCAAGCACTCTGCGCTCAATACTCTGCTACAATCTGCGGGAGCAGTGGTTGTTAAGAAGGCAACAGTCTACATGAATAGGCACCTTCGTTCGGCAGGGATTGAGTACAAGCAAGTTGCCCACATCCACGACGAGATTCAGATTGAGTGTAGCCAAGAGGATGCGAAGATGGTTGGCAGCATTGCATTGACCAGCATCCGTAGGGCAGGAGACTTCTTCAACTTTAGGTGTCCGCTTGATGGGGAGTATTCCATTGGAACTAACTGGGCAGAAACACATTGAGTTATCGTATCTCGCTGGGTTCTTTGACGGAGAGGGGTGCGTGTTGTTTGACCGTATAATGGTAGACAATACTAATCCCCACATCCTTGAGAAGTTTTTTATTAGGTTTGGATGCGGACGTATCTACCTTAAGAAGCCTCCGGGGGACCACAACAGGAGTCACTACAGGTGGGTAGCATATGGGGAGAAAGCCCGAAACGCACTCAGGGAAATGATGCCGTATTTAATTGAAAAAAAGTATCAGGCTTTAATAAACCTTGATATACTTAATCATGAGGCTACCTCCCTTAAGCGGGCGGAACTAAAGACTAAAATCAAACAACTAAAAAGGGTCAACTATGACGGATACGAACAACCCGCTGGAGTATGTTGATACTCAGAGCATGATCAAAGAGTTGCGGAAACGACATGATGACTTTATTCTATGTGCGGCACAAAATAGAACAAGCACTCTCGATGGAATCACTTTCTGCTTTAACGGGAGTCTGCATGGTGTTTTTGGTCTACTTCATATTGCTAGAGTCACGCTCGAAGGGGGATCGGGAGGACTAGATGAAGAGTAAACCAACCCTACTTATTGACGGCGATGTCGCTTTGTATCACTGCACCAAGGCTGTCGAGGAAGAGTATCACTGGGGCAACGACCTGTGGTCTTTGGTCTCTGACGCAGGAGAAGCCAAGACAATACTCCATGCTTGGGTCAGGAACATAAAGGAAAAGACGGGAGGGGACCGGGTTATCATGACTCTGTCTGGCCCGAATAACTGGAGGAAGGACATCCTGCCCACCTACAAACTACACAGGAAGGTGCACCGTAAGCCTCTCGCTTTCTTGCCCATGCGTAATTACATCATGGACAACTATGAGACTTATTACTTTGATAACCTTGAGGGGGACGATGTACTTGGGCTTCTTGCTGGGGGGTGGCGGGACATAGAGGGTGATAAGATTGTAGTGACTATTGACAAAGACCTAAGGACTATTCCGGGTCTGCACTACAACCCCCAGAAACCAGACGAGGGTGTGGTAGAGGTTGACTTGCGTGAAGCGGACTACAACCACCTCCTCCAATCGGTAATGGGGGACACGACTGACGGATATTCTGGGTGCCCCGGCATCGGTCCTAAGAGAGCCGCGAGACTACTCTCTACCCCTACGTGGGAGGTAGTCCTACAGGCATACGAGAACGCGGGGCTTGGAGAGGAGGAGGCTTTAGTACAGGCGAGGGTCGCCCGTATCCTCCGATATGGTGAGTACGATATAGACAATCAAGAGGTGGTCCTGTGGACACCCAAGGAGTACGTAAATGAACAGGGATGAACTACTTAATCTCCACAAAGAAACCTGTAGCAAGGCCTTTGAGTTGATGAAGAGGAAGAACCACGATTATGCGGGGGGACAAGATCGTTCAATGCCCTTCGCTAACTTCACCCGGTGCGAGGCCATGGGGTTTAGCACCACCGAGCAGGGCTTTGGGGTACGGCTCACCGATAAAATGTCTCGCTTGTCTACCTTCTGCGAGGGGGGAATTCTAAAGGTAGCAGATGAGTCCCTTGAGGATACTATTCTGGACATCATTAACTACGTTATTCTGTTTCATGGGTATATTCAATCAAAGAAAGAGGCAAGAAATGAAGAAGCGAAGACCAACATCGTCGGAGCGGGACTTGAGTCTGAGGCCTTGGCCTGCCGTGGTTGACATTTTTAACTACGAGAACAAGGATAATGTCACCGAAGAGCACGCCCGGACTATGGGCCAGAGGGCTCTGGATAAAATCCTAAAAGCCCTGATTAAACACCCTGAGAGCCGAAAAGCCATGCAAGAACACCTGAGACCCAGTGAGTATAGGGCTATCGTAAATCAATTCGATGAGGTTAAGGAGTAAACCATGCTTAGTGACAAGCCGTTTCCCCCAATACCTAAGAATATTATCGAGGCTCTCGATTCGAGGTTCCCCGACCACTGCCCCAAACTAGACGAGAAAGACAGAATGATTTGGTTTGCGGTAGGACAAAGAGCGGTTGTGGATTTTCTTATTGAGCAGCATAAAAGACAGAATGAAACCCTATTTCCAGACGGAGCATAGAAATGTGCGGATCAGCACCAGCCCCACCGGCACCCATTATCATGCCACCCACTAACCCAGACAACTCAGCACAACTGAATGCGTTGACGATGCAGAATCAAGCCCTTCAGGACCAACTGAATGAAATGCAGCAGAATCAAACGGCAGCAAATGCCACCCTGTCTCAGCAGAGAATTTCGGCAGAACGCATTCGAGAGCAGCAGATGGCCCCAGATAGTCGGGCTACTAGCGGCAGCGACGAGTTGAAGCGGGGTAAAAAGGGACGAGCCTCCCTCCGACTCCGCCGCAAGAAGACAAGTACCTCAGGCGGCGTGAGCATGCCCGGCACTACTTCTGCATCGGGATCAACGGGATCAAAGAAGACCGCCACTAAACGCGGTGCTCCTAATCTCCCCAAGTATTAAAGGGAATCTAGATGAAGACCCCACACGCAGGCGTACAGGGCCTCTACACAAAACTCTGTACTGATCGGGATGTCTATTTAGACAGGGCCCGAGACGCAGCCAAACTCACTATTCCTATGCTTATTCCCGATGAGGGAAACAATAGTGCATCAACCTATGACACCCCTTTCCAGTCCGTCGGAGCACGGGGGGTCAACAACCTAGCGAGTGCCTTGCTGCTGTCCCTGCTTCCTCCTAACGCCCCTTTCTTCCGGCTTGTGCTGGACGAGAAGGCAAAGAGGGAACTGGAACAGATTGATCCCAACATTAAAAACGAAATCGACCACACGATGGCCCAGATTGAGCGGTCAATTATGCGTGAGGTTGAGATATCGGGACTACGTACTTCACTGTTCTCAGCCCTTAAGCATCTGATTATTTCCGGGAATGTCCTTGTTCACGTTCCGGACGATGGTAGGGTCAGGACTTTCCCAATGGACCGCTACGTTGTGGTTAGAGATCCTGCTGGAGAAGTGCAGAAAATCGTGGTTAAGGAGTGCGTCACCCCCGATTCCCTCCCTGAGAGCATGCGTGAGCAAGCCAAGGAAGCCATGACGGGCACCGCTAAGACGGTAGATATCTACACTTGCGTACATATTGTTGACGGCAAAGCCGAGGTCTATCAGGAAACCGGTGGAATCCACATCCCCGGAACTGACGCCACATACGACAAAGACAAATGCCCTTTCCTTGCCCTCCGGATGATTCAAATCGACGGCGAAAACTGGGGAAGAGGGTATGTAGAGCAGTATATGGGAGACCTCAGATCGCTTGAGGCACTGTCTCAGGCTATTGTAGAGGGCTCCGCTGCGGCGGCAAAGGTCCTGTTCCTCGTAAATCCCAACGGCACTACCCGTGCCCGAACTCTTGCCCAAAGCCCTAACGGGGCTATTCGGGAAGGGAGTGCTGCTGATGTCTCTACACTTCAGGTTAACAAACAGGCGGATTTCAGTGTTGCACTCAATACAATGCAAGCGATTCAAGAGCGTCTTTCATATGCGTTCCTGCTCACTGAATCAACTATTCGTAATGCGGATAGAGTAACAGCGGAAGAGGTCCGTCTGGTTACCCAGTCGATTGAGAGGCAGTTGGGAGGAGTCTATTCCCTTCTCAGTCAAGAAGCCCAGTTGCCGATTGTTCACCGATTCATGGACAGAATGCGAGACGATGGCCGATTGCCTAAGATCCCGAAGGACCTCGTAACTCCCGCTATTGTGACCGGCATTGACGCCCTTGGCCGTGGCAATGACCTCAGTAGGCTGGACATCTTCCTCCAAGGTGTTGCTCAGGTTCTTGGCGTGGAAGCCCTTAGTCAGTTTGTTGACATGAGAGAGTACATGGATAGGCGAGCCGCGTCTCTGGGCATTGACACTGATGGACTAATTAAATCCGAAGAACAGATTGCGCAAGAGCAACAACAGGCTATGATGCAGCAAATGGCCCAGCAGTATGGGCCTCAGGTAATTGACTCAATGATGCAAGGCGGGCAGCAGCCCCCTCAGCAGCCACCACAGGAAGGTTAAACAATGGATAGGGTAGAAATTAGACGAGACGATACTGGGCCAGAGGGGCCTAACGATTCGGAAACACTGGAACAGATGGAGACACAGGAAGAGGCTCAGGTTGAAGAACGACCAGAGTGGCTACCGGAAAAGTTTACGTCGCCTGAAGAAATGGCTAAGGCATACGCCGAGGCAGAACGGAAGATTTCGTCCGGCGATACTGAAGAAGAGTGGGAAGAGACGGAAGAAGTAGAGGAGCAAGAGGGCGAGAGCGGAGAATACTTCGACAGCCTTACCGACTCTGCTGTTGCTCCGTATACCGAGGAGTTTGCAACTACTGGCGGACTTTCGGAAGAATCCTACTCTGAAATTTCCGATAAGTTCGGCATCCCACGAGAAATGACTGAGGCTTATATTGAAGGGCAGAGAGCAGTCCAACAGAACCTAGTCAATGGGATTATGGACGGTGTGGGCGGGCCCGACAACTACGCTGCAATGATCCAGTGGGGTCAGAATAATTTTTCAGAAGCAGAGCAGCAGTCCTTTGATGATACGATTGCTTCCGGGGATATGGACAAGATCAAACTTTCAGTCTCTGGGGTCTGGGCTCGAATGCAGCAGGACAAAGGTCCACGAGGAACTCTGATTCAAGGCAAGGCACCGTCAAACAGTACCAACTCCTATCAGTCGATTGCTGAAGTCACTGCGGCTATGAAGGACCCACGGTACAAGAAGGACCCGGCGTACCGGGCAGACGTACAGCGGCGACTTAGTTCCTCTAACGTAATCTGAGGTTGATATGATTGACTGGATTAAAGAGAACAAGACAGGTATGATCCTTGTCGTAATCCTTGGAGCACTGGGGGCAGGCCTTTTGGCCGCCTCCGGCTGCTCGTTGGGCGACATGGTTAAAGTAAAAGTTCCCCCCGGAATTCAACGCTCCCTTGCGGCCCCCTCTCAGGTGTCACTTAATGACTCTGAGTATACGTGGAACCAATGGGTTGAGTTTGTCGAGGGGAACACAACAAGATTTCAAGATAGCATTGACCGCTCTAACTTTATCTGGAGCAGTCTTTCCTCTGTAGTTAACATGGGGGCTGAGTCAGCCCAAGGACCCCTTTCGGCGTTGCCGGGCGGTACCTTCTTACTGACTGGCCTCTCGTTGACCGCTGGTTTGTTCCTTAACAAGCCGGGTACAGCAGGCAAGGTGGCGAAAGAAAAAGAAAAGTCGTTCAATGCGGGCATGAAGGCTGGCAATCACGTTTCTGCGGAAACCTAATGTGATCCAGTAATGCCTCTATTTATCGGCGGCGAATAAAAGGTGGCCCCACTGCGGTGGGATAACCTCTGGCTAAGACCCAAAGATATTAGTTTGTTTAGTTTCATTTAATTACTATATAGGAGGCCTAATCATGGCCCTTTATTATGGAGCAGATCCCGCCCGCATGGGTGACTCTTCTGCTACCGATCTTGCCTACCCTGACGGCAAGACTAACGAACTTTTCCTGAAGGTTTTCGCTGGTGAAGTCATCACGACCTTCGAGGAAAATAACGCAATGCTGCCGCTGACCCGTGTTCGCACGATCACCAGTGGTAAGAGTGCACAGTTCCCGACCAGTGGTGTTGCAACGGCATCCTACCACACTCCGGGTGAAAGCATCCTTGCTGCCGGTGTTGACGCTGGTTCGGACAGTTTCGCCGACTCAAGCAAGTACCTGAGTAAGCCCAATGCTGCTGAGCGTGTTATCTGGATTGATGATATGCTTATCTCCTCGGTCTTCCTCGCCAACATTGACGAAGCCAAGAATCATTACGATGTCCGGTCGATCTATTCCACCGAAATCGGTCGTGCCTTGGCTTATGCAGCGGACAAGAATCTTATTCGTGTTGCTATCGCAGCAGCCCGTAAGACCACTGACCGCTTTGGCGTTGCTTCAGGAACTTCCACTACGTACCTCGGTGCCCAGATTGACCACAGTGCTGCTACTGGTACTACTGCCGGTGACAAGTGGGTCGATTGCCTGTTCCAAGCCGCTCAGAAGATGGACGAAAAGAACGTCCCCTCGACTGACCGCTACGCACTTCTGCGACCTGCGGACTATTACAGCATCATCTCCACCAACAAGGATGCCATCAACCGTGACTACGGTAACGAAGGCAACCCCTCTGTTGCATTCCCCGGCGAGATGATCTCGGTTGCTGGAATTAAGGTTATGAAGACTAACCACCTTCCGGCTCAGGGCGATGAGTCGAGTGGCGGAGAGTCACCTCACGCTGACGCTGGTGTTATGAACGACACCGCTGGTGCTAGTGCTGTGCCCCCCGGAACCGCTGGTTCTGGTTACGCGGCTCAGAACTACACCACTACCGAAGGCATTATCTTCCAGAGCGAAGGCATTGGTACCGTCAAGTTGATGGACCTCGCCGTCGAGACGGATTACTCTGTTGAACGACAGGGAACGATGATGGTAGCAAAATATGCTATGGGTCATGGTGCCCTGCGTGAAGAGTGCTGCTTCGAAGTCGTGACGTAATAAAGAACAGGTCTAGTCTCCCTGTGAACGGGGGTAGCCCGATTCTGTCGGGTTGCCCCCTTTTTTTAAAAAGGAAATCCAAATGTCTGCTAGTAGAACACTTGAGATCGACGCGGTTAATACCATTCTTAGTACCGTTGGTGAACCGCCGGTGTCCTCCCTTGATGACCCACTTCAGTCTGACTCGTCAATCGCTCGGAATACCCTGATCGAGATTTCGAGGGAGGTGCAGATGGAAGGATGGCACTTTAATACAGTTAGAGAGGTACTCCTTGCTCCTGATGCGGCAGATAGTAATAGGATTAAGGTACAAGATAACGTAGTCCGTGTTGACCTTGAGACACAGAATACAGCGTCATATGATATTGTCCAACGAGGTGCATACTTGTATGACCGCAAGGGACAAACCGACGCATTTACGGCAACCCTGAAGGCAACAGTAATGTATGTGCTGGACTGGGACGAACTTCCGGAACCCGCTCGAAGGTACATAACTATCCGGGCTGCACGGATTTTTCAAGATAGGTTTGTTGGCTCTGGAGAACACCATGGGTTCAACATGATGGACGAGTTCAAGGCCATGGCTTTGCTTAAGGAATTCGAGAGCAACACAGGTGGGCACAGTATTTTCGACAACTACGATGTATCCCGTGTTCTCAGCCGTAACTCCATAATTAATAGGGTAGGACGCTAATGGCTCTAATTACAACGACAACACCCAACTTGGTCGGCGGGGTTACTCAGCAGTCTGATTCCCTCCGGTTCAACAATCAGTGCACAGAGCAAGTCAACGCAAATCCGTCAGTAACCAAGGGGCTTGAAAAACGACCCCCAACAGAGTACGTTGCGAGGCTTAAGAAAGCAGACGGATCACTCATTGACCCCGCACCGGGAAACTACAAGGTACACACCCACACCATTAACCGGGACACAAACGAAAGATACATCGTGACTGTGGTGCAAGAGGTCAATAGCCACGGGTATACCGACGGCAAGGCACGGGCTAATATTTATGTTCACGATATTGACGGCAACCCCAAGACTGTTGAGTGGGACCCCGACCTCGCGGCGTTAGACGCAGAAAGCCAGTGGGAGAAAGACTGCTTCTTTGGTTATCTTAGTCCGCTTAAGCACGTGGAGGGAGAGCCGTATTACCAGAGCGGCCCAAGTGAAGTAGTGAGCCCCGGCGATGACGAGCCGGATATTAAGTTTACTACTATTGCTGACGTTACCCTGCTCATGAACACTAAAGTATCCCCCCAAGAAAACTTTTTTCCGTGGCTCGGTGGGCCTCTAGGAGGGACAGGAACGGGCAAGGCAGGGGTAGTCCATGTTAAAAAGTATGTGGCAAATGCAGTATACACGGTAAAAATAACCGGATCATCCGGATGGACAGTTTCCTACTCCTACAACACCCCCACCCATCAAATTGAATCCGTGTCCGACGGAAATTATGAGTATGATCACGGTCTATCTGATGCCTTTAGTTACTCAACAAGTCAAATTGCCAGCGGCGTGTGGTCTACCTATTATGTTAATAATACTGAACTAAAGAACCGAGGTTTTGCGATAAGCAGGAAGGGACAGTATTTATTTGTTGTCCCAACTACTACTAATACGTCCTCAGAAACTATAGAGATAGCGGTTGAGGGGCCAACTCAAGATAGCATTAGTTCATATGTTTCTAATGTTAGCACATTTTCTGATCTAATTGATCTAGCAGTTCCTAACACTGACGCGGCCGGAAATCTCATTCCCTCTAGTGAATCCAATTATGCACACATTAGAGGGCACTGTGTTAAGATTGAAGCAAGCCCAAGTACAGATGAAGACGATTACTGGGTTGAGCACGTTCCTCGTCAGAAAAAATATGAACTACAAAACGCCACCATAGCGAGCACTCTGGGACGCGCGGGTAGGCCGGTTCAGGCATATGATGGACGATGGAGAGAGTGCCCGGAACCCGGAAGCACGCGGGGATTCCAGATAGAGTACGGGATGCCGTTGATTCTTATCAGTAAAACAGACGGAACTTTTCTGGTAAAGCGGGCCGATGGAACCACGCCCGGGGGCGGGAGTGCATACTCAGGGTACAACTGGAAAGAAAGATACGCGGGCAACGAAGACACAAATCCAATGCCTTCTTTCGTAAACAAAGTAGGTACCGGGTTTTTCAATACTCAGATCCAAGGGATGACTTTCCACAACAATAGGCTTGTGTTTGTTACTGACGAAAACTTGGTCATGTCAGAGTCAGGAGACATCTGGAATTTCTTCAGGACAACAGTTACGTCTCTCTTAGATTCAGACCCTATTGATGTAGCCACCACCTCCTCGAAAATTTCCCTTCTTCGACATGCAGTAGGGTACGAAGATCGTCTTTTGCTTATGTCGGACCAGACCCAGTTCTTGGCGTATGGCGACCCAGTCATTACCCCGACTACTATTGCTATCTCTCCCGTTACTAACTTTGAGGCCAGCAAAACCTGTGCACCTGTTATTCAGGGGGGCTCTGTGTTCTTTCCGTTTAAGAGAGGTTCATTCAGTGGTGTAAGAGAGTGGTACTCAGAGACGGCTAACAACCTATCCTTTGGGGATGCCGATATTACCGCACACATTCCCGCGTATATTGAGGGGGATATAACTAAACTTGCAGCCTCCACAAACGAAAACATACTAGCGGCCTTGAGTAGTACAAATAGGAATACAGTTTACCTGTTTAATTACTTTGGTCAAGGGGGTTCTAGGGAGCAGTTTGCGTGGAGCAAGTACACCCTCGATGACGGGGCTATTATCCAAGATGTCGAGTTCATTTCTGAAACGGCTTACCTGACTGTCCAGAGGCCTGCCGTCGGTGCTGTGGGTACCGCCACTATTCACCTAGAGAAGATCGACTTCCAGCCCAACAGGACAGATAGCGGGTCTGAATATCTCACTAGATTAGACCGAAGGGTTGACAACAGTCAATGCACATCAATTGCCTACGACGCCGCCACTAACTCTACTTCAATGGTCTTGCCTTTCCACGGTCAAACGGGAAGCAAACTGCGGGTAGTATCCAAAACAACAGGAGAGACTGTGGAGGCAACCTTTACTGCGGGGTCCACAACCATCACAATCCCCGGAGATTGGTCTGCTAGTTCTCCCGATGCTACTCGACGGACGTTCTGGGCGGGGGAAGAATACGAGATGAGTTACACCTTTAGTCAGCCCCTGTTTAAGCCCGCGACATCTGGGGGAAGTAAACAGATGGCCGCACAGGGCCGTCACCAGTTGCGGTACGGAACTCTTATTTACAGCAATAGTGGCCCCTTTGATATTACCGTTACCCACGCCGACGGGACAGAATACTCTCATCCCTTTACTGGGAAAATACTCGGCTCAGACACCACTGTTCTGAATACAATGAATTTGAATACAGGAGAGTTTAGATTTCCCCTGTTTTCTGAGAGTAATTCTGTTACAATCAAAGCCACCTCAACGTCGGCCATTGGTCCTCACCTAGAGTCTGCTGAGTTTGAGGCTAATTACACGACCCGAAGCAGAAGGATGTAGTTTATGTCGCAGGGGTACGTCAGGGAGTCAGTTCCTCAGGATTGCAAGATTGTCGCTAAAGACATGCGCAAGGAGGACGTTGCAGAGATTAAGGCGTCGAGCAACTGGAAGCCCCTAGAAGCGTTAACCAACGGGTTTGTCTACTCAGAGCCTCCCCTCACCGTTATTCGCACCAAAGACGAAAGGCCCGTGGCGATGTGGGGAGTGGTACCTGAGTTTGATGTCGAGGTCAACAAGGGCCGAATCTGGCTCTTAGGCACTCCCGGCATTAAAGATGTTAGAGTTCAATTCCTTAGAGAATGCAACCAATGGATACGGGAAGCAACTAAGGGATATGACATTGTTTACAACACAATAGACAAAAGAAACACCCTCCACATAAGGTGGCTCAAGTGGCTTAAGTTTTCTTTTGTAAGAGAAATACCGAATCACGGACACGAACAGCGTCCCTTCTTGGAATTTGTAAGGATTATTTAAATGTGCGAACCTACAGCAATGCTGGCCGGAGGGCTTGCCCTCTCAGGTACTCAGGCACTTATGGGGTACCAGAATGGTCAGGCTCAAGCAGCCTACGCTAACGCCTCTGCCGCCGCTGGTTACCAAGGGGCCATGCAGGAGTATAATCAGCAACTAGACTACCTTAACAAGCAAGAAGAGTGGAAGTGGAACGAGTACCAAAGAAACGTTTCCTTTCGTCAGGAATTAATTGACTTTGAGAACGACCGATGGGGCCAGACTATTGACTCTGTTCGGCAGGATTATCAGGGGAAGGTATCTGATCTCCAGTCCGGCCTTATGCAGTTAAGAGCGGCAACAATGGCGAGCCTTCAGGATATGTGGCTAACCCATAATAAAGGCCAATCAACAAGGAAGGTAAACGCAGCGGCAAGGGGGGTCGAGGGCCACTCGGTTGATGCGGAAATGAATGAAGCAGTTCGTGCAATGTACATAAAAGAGGAAACCGCCCTTACAAACCTAGAGTGGAATGCCAACGCTATGCAGCGACAGGCCGATTCGTTCCGGGCTCAGGGGCAGTCAATGATTAATCAGGCTATGCCCGGGCCTCAGGCTCAGGTGGCTATCCCAACTCCAGCGGGCTCCCTCAACGCTCCCACGTGGGCACCATACGCTATTCAAGCACAGGCAGGAGCGACTCAGGGCATGAACACTTCCTTCAACGCCCTTATTGGCGGGGCCTCAGGTGCCCTCGGTAGTTACGGACAGTATTACCAGCAGTCAAATCCTCCCGCTACTACGTATAACTTTAACCTCACCTAATTTGAGACCCAACAATGGCTAAGCAAAAACGAGTAGAAGAGCCGGGAAACATTCAGTTGAATCCCGTTGCTTCTCCAGTAAATACTTTTGTAAACCCCGCAGGAAACGCACCTGTAGCCCCTACCCCCATGCCGGGCCCTGCGCCCCCACCGTCGGGGCCAAATGCTAACCAGCAACTTTCTCAGGCGTTGGCTCAATATGGAAATCAGTTAGCGGGGTTTAGCCCCCGGCTTGACGTTCTTAAGGGAGGCCTTGAGGATGCGTTTAATCCCGTGATTGCTCACAGAAACGAACAGGCAGTGGCGGAGGGCGAGAGAATGGTCATGGAGTCTCAGAAGACCATGGCTCAACTAGTTGCTGACGGTGAAATTACCGTAGAAGAAAGTCCTTGGCTTATCTACGGGGCACGCAAGGCAAGCGGCTACCTTCAGGCGGCGGCGTGGCAGCGGCATGTGAATATTAAATTTGACGATATGATCACCAAAGACCCTGCTATGACGGAACTCCAGTGGGATGAAGCCCATAAGCAAATGCAGGCAGAGTTTGTCTCCACACAGCGGATTACCGATCCACTTGAAATGCAGGTTTTCCATCGTGGGGTTAAGGCGTCAAAGCAAAACACAGATGCAATGATTGTATCCCATGCTGCAAAGCACCGCAAGCACCTTGTCACCACAGCCATGGAGCAGCGGGTATCTACGGCTGTGGAAGAAGCAAATAGTGATACGTTTAGAGCCAACCCCCAAACCGGGCCAGAGGTTGTGGAAGTAAACGGAGTTGTTGTCTCCCCAGAAACAGGGGAAAGCCACTTGAGTCAAGCCACTACTCATGTTGAGAATGTTCAAGGAAGCCTAGAAGAAACCATTCGTGAATTCGCCGAGGTCTACGGAATGGGGGGACCAACGGGAGCCCTTGCAGCGGTAGGTGCGCAGGTATTTGCGGCCTTGAGTGATCCCGAAACATACAGCCCCCTTCTTGAGCAAGCAGTAATGGGAATGAAAAACCCAGACGGAACTCCCCTTGTTTCCGGAGGAGTCTGGGGCATGTATGAACGGTCATCTAGGGGTGCCCGTCTTACCGCATCTAAGGCTCTGACTATAGAAAACAAGCAGGCCATTTTAGATTGGTACGTTCAGAATCCCAATGCCGGGATAGATGAGTTAGAGCCGTGGCTCGCTGCAAACATTACTACAGACGAAACAACCATCGCTATGATAAAGGGAGATTACTGGACTAACCGGTCTAAAATCAACAACTGGGGCAACCCCAGTCCTGACGAACTGCATCGCGTCCATAGTCATTTCGCATCCGGTTCAAATATAGTTAGTTACGCTGACTGGATTGACCCCAAAAATAGTGACCTTCTCGACGAACTAGCGGGAGGCAACGCGGTATTCAGGCAAGTGCTGGAAACAAAAGATTTCTTTGACGGGTACGAGAATTTGTATTGGACAAGAGGTGTCACGACCGACCAAGTTCTATGGCTTGAGGGACAAGTAACAAAAAGGTTCCAAGAGGCAATTAGGGCTGGGGAGAACCGATTTACTGATGATCAGATAAGCGAACTAGTTGGAAATGTGTACCCAGTAGATTCGCCCGCGCACAAAAAGGAAGTCTTAAGAATCAGAGGATTTTTGAACGACCCTAAAGTTATTGGGTATGACGGCGTCGGAAAGGGAGAACTGGGGGAACTCTATAAAATGATGGATGTGATGTGGGAAGAGGGCACTCCATTTGGTAGCCTGTTGGATATGGATGGTAATGCGTTTACAAACGCTCCCGGCCAAGTCCTCGATCCTGAATCCGGCAAGATACCACCCAACACTATTGTGACTAGAGATATCGTTGGCGCATTGGTCGAGTTCAGGGCTCCCGATCTTTCGGCGACAACCCACAACTCGTTGGTAGAGAACCTGTTTAAGTACCAATCCCGCCACAGGCAGTCCGGTACGGACCTCAGAAAGTTCACACAGGATGTCATTGACTCAAGAATGAAATCTACCTTTGACGAGGTCATTGGATACGGGGGTTCTTACGCTGATTTTGAAAGACAGGTGAGAAACGATTATCCCCACAATACCCGCATGGGTTCGGAGTTGTTTAATAGGACCATTGATGCAAGTGGGAAAATTGTACTAGAGGGGTTAAACGGAAATCACACTATTGATCCTGAGACTTTTTGGGCAGAAGGCAATCGCACGATAGCGGAAAATAAGTTTGAAGTCTGGGATAACTCAGGCCTCCTCCAACAGATAGCCCAAGCGGATAGTGACGGTCTGGCAAAAATAGCGATAGCCCACCCTGAGTTGGCAAGTGTCGTTCAAAACATGGAGAATGCCAATGACCCCGGAGCCAGAATGTCCGCTGCGATGGTCGGCTTCCAGCGGGCACGTGCGAGTAAAGCACTTGGCATATACATAGAAACGGGTCAGGTTCCCCCACAACTGGCGACCCGCTTTACTCAGTTTGGTTCTGATATTGATGTTTACCAATCTGCTAATAGAAGTGAGAGAAAAAATCTTGAGTCTTACGCCACACTTTCGGATGTAATGAATTCAGGTGCATCGACCGAAGAAGAAAAAGTAGAGGCGAAGAAGCAAAGAGACAAATTGATTTCCGGGGCTGGCCCTCGGTTTGAGAGAATGGCTTCAGTTCTAGATAACTTCGGTGAAATGACAACAATGTACCGTGCGTCTTTGGCTGGTCGCCGTCCTGATGCTTTCCTTACCGGCGAAGCCGCTGATGTGATGGAGGCTGCTTTGATTGTTCAGGGCGAAAAAAACCTTTATCCCTATCTCCACGGACAGGGAGCGACTGGATCTCCAAAGTATAGCGCGGCTGCTTACGCCATAAACCTAGTTGCCGAAGGGGGCACGGGCACCCCTCAGTTCCCGCTGCAATTCGCTGAAGACGCTTCCGGTGCCAGTAGCGATGAAATTTTTATTGACGTAGGCGTTGGGCAATCAAGAATCGCAAATAGAATTTCCCACCTTTCGGGATACCTGCAAGACGCGTCAAGTCCGTATGTGGTTGCAGAGTGGGCTAAAGAAAACTTACCCCTAATTGCCACTCGGGTTGTGGGCAACTCTGGTGTGCCTATTTGGGTAGAAAACCGACACGCAAACGCTGTAGTTAAACTGGGTCCCAATCGAAGCAACACAGTTTCCGCCGCTTCAGCCGCTAGTAAAATTTCCCAACTAACATATTCAGAACTTATGCTCAGTGTCTCAAGTAATTTGGGAGCCAGTTTTTCCCTTAACCCCATGAAGGACCTAGTGTTGGACCGTACTGGGATGGACCCCAAAGAAATCAGAAATACACGCTACTCAGTTCGGCCTGCGCCCAACTCAAGTTATCACGGGCAGGCCCCTCGGACATTTGATATTATTCAGGTTAACAAGAATGGAGTAGGGTCCTCTTTAGTAGTGAGTGGCGTAACCGCTGAGGAACTACTTGAAGCCCACATCATCCAAGAAACACCCCAGTTTAGGGATCAGATTGAGAGGAGCAGAGGTACATATGAGCCCCTTCTTTACGGCCTTAATACAGGCGACTTGAGTGTAGAAAAGGTTATGAAGACAATCGGACCAAAAAATAAGGCATCATCGGATGACTTTATTGTATACTTTGAGTCTCTGTCGCCGGTAAAGCAAAGCCAATGGGAACCCTTTTTAATGGACAATCCTTTCTTAGTGGACGCACTGAACCTTGGAGAAAATGAATGACCGACTTTATCCCCACGGATCTTAACGATGATGACGCCCTTTCAAGAAACGATCACCTGTATAAGAAGATGATGCAGATTCAAATTGCCCGGCAGGAAGATCAAGGTTACTCTAACTTTGGCGAGGCTGTCGGAGAGTCAATGGTTCATGAAACTATTGTCGGCGATTTTGCCCGATGGGTGTACGGGGCGTGGATGGACAATGAGGAGGGGTATTATGTCACCCCCCAAATGCTCCAAAGAATTGCTCCCGATATTCCCGACAGTTATCCAGAACTCCTTAACGCTAAGAGCGATTACGAGTTGCACTATCGAATTGAGAATATACGGTCGTTCAATGAACACAGAGAAGCCCTATCAAATACAGATGGGGGAACTGCGGCGATGGTCGTGGGGGGCATGCTTGACCCTGCTTTCCTGACCGCAGGGGTTCTAACCGGCGGCGCAACGGTGTTGGGCGTGGGGATGAAAGCGGGAAAGGGCCTTAAAGATATTAGTAGAATGAAGAGAATACAGGGGGCGACAAGGGGAGGATTAATTGCCGCAGCAGAAACAGGGATTCTTGAGTCGGCAAGAGCAGGGTTTTCTGACACGTGGGGCTTAGAGGATGTTCCTTTTGCCATGGCTATGGGCTTGGGCGTAGGCGGAGCCATCGGCGGCAGGTTTCCTCAGGTTACTGTGCCTAGGCAACTGGCGGACCAGACAACTAAACGCCTGTATAGACAGCGGTTTAATGTCCTAGCCGAAACAACCGAAATGACTATCGACGAAGCAAGGGCTGCCGCAGAGGTATACGCTAGGTCGGCGGGTAAAATGGGCTACGGCAAATTGGGAAACAGGAAGTACCACACCGACCCCTCAGATATTGCAGAGAAAACTCTTGTGCAAGATATCAACTTGGCCGTTGCTACTGGGGGCGCGAGGAAGACATCACTAGGAGAACTCACGGTTCCTAATGAAGCAGGTTCTCCTGTGACTGCCCAGCAGTTCCAAGAAAGAACAGAAGAACTAACTAAACGCGCAACTGCTCTTGTGGCTGCCACAGAAACTGCCCTATCAGAAAACGCCGTTAGAGTAGCGGGGCTTAGGGGAGACAAACTGAGGCAGGAGGCTGTCGAGGCTGGGATTGATCTGACGGGTCCAAGGGGTGGAACCAAGAGTGCCAAGCGGCTGAAGAAAGAACTTACTGACTCTCAAGGCGAAACGGTTAGGGAAACATTTGTTTCTCAGCGGGGCAAACTAAGGGAAGATCAAGATACTCTTCAGGCTCGTTGGGCCGAAGCAGATGCCGTTAGAGACGCTGAGCATAATATAAACGAGTTAACTGGCGGCAGTATTGACGATATTCTTAAGAAGATACCCACCTACGATAAGGCACTAGAGAACAGAGATGTTCTTCAAAAGACCGTTGACCTCCTTGATAGCACTGCTTGGCTTGGGGGCACCACAGCCTCTACTTTACTCCAATCATCAAACAGTGCGGTGCGTCGGCTCGGAACATTGACTGTAGATGACCCTCTAATGCGGACGGGCTACAGCGTTATGAGGGCTGCCGAATCCTCCTACAAACAAAGAATGATTAACTGGAGGCACAACTTCTACCCCCTTGAGCGGAAGGTCGCTAAGGAACTGGGAATTAGTATGCTGCCATCCAGTGGGTGGAGGGGCATTGTCCGTACTCGTATCGCAAATGCTGTAAGATCCGAAGAGACTCCAAGCGGTGCCTTGGGAGAAGCAACCACTTTTGTCCGCAGTTTCCTGAACAGAGAACGAGAGTTCGGTAATTCTTATGGCATATGGAATCTAGAAAAGAATGATCAGTACCTTCCACGAGAGCCAAATAGAGACCTTTTTCGGCAGTTGCACATGAACGACGAGGAGGGCCTACACCGTCTTATCTCTGGTGCTATCCGCTCGGGGTCTACTCCCGGTTTTTCTGAACCCGCAATCGAGGTAATGGCAAAACGATTTAGCAGTGCCGCAAGAGAAAAAAACTATAAATCAGGACGAATGTCTTCGACTAAGGCGTGGTCGGATTTAAAGGAACAACTAAAGAAGGACCTTGTAGATACCAAGTTGTTGGACGAAGCGGAGTTCGATGACTTTATGGATGCAATTGCCCCCATTGCCGGTAAGAAGTCTATAGTCAGGGGTGGACGGGCCCGGATGTCTATCGACGAAAACTATATTGATCCCGAAAGTGGAATACGGTTTTCCGACCTGCTCAATAATGATTTGGATGACTTGATTAACCGCTCGGTTAAAGCAAACAGGGGAGCCGGGTACTGGCATAGAATGGTTGACAACCTTCCGGAACGTACTCCTGTTACGCAGCCAACGGGCAAAACGGCAGAAGTAGTAGAGTCGGGTCCGGCGGGGTACTCTGTTAATGATGTGATTGCATACCTTAAAAAGCAAGGCCCAGTATCTGAAGGTGAAGAGAGAGCAATTAGGCATCACTACAACTCGATGCTTGGAATCCGTCAATGGACAGAAATGGGAGACAAAGCACACTCTGCTGTCCGGGCGGCGGCCGATATTTCCTATGTCACTAGCATGGCTAACGCCGGATTTGCAAACGCCGCAGAAATGATGACCGCTGTATCTACCTATGGGTTCACGGCAATGGAATCGTTTATGGGCCAAATGCTGCCCACCTTTAGGCGAGCCATCGAAGGCCAGTTGTACGGAGCGGCGAGGTTACAGAATAAAAATCTCGATCTATTGGAGTCTCTAACAGCAGTTGGGTCCATGAACTATAGGAATGTCCTTAAAAACCGAATGGAAGACGGGATGGACTTTGCGGGAGGAGGGACCAGTCAGGCTACATCCGAAGCACTCCAACGCGGGCTGGCAGGCGGAGGACCCCTGTCTGCCCGAAACCGAAGTAAACTGGCAAACGCCTATCGCAAAGCAATGGGTACGATGAGGACCGCAACTCATATGTCTCCTACCGGCATTGGCCCAATGGATCAGTTTAGTCGCCGGGCTGCCTCAGATTCTGCCCTACAACACTTCATTAATGTAATGTACTTTGTCGATAAGAAGGGTGGTATTGGTGTATTTAAAGAAGGCCACAACCACTGGGCTGTTAGCCGAATAAAGGCTTTGGGTCTGGACGATGAGGATGTTACAAAAATAATTAATGTTTTGAAGACGCCGGGTGCGGTTGTAGAGAGAAGAAACTACAGGTTTAAAAAGAAGTACCTAGTCGGAGATGACGCACTGTGGCAGACCTCTCCGGAACTCCACAAGTTCCATCTTGCGGTTCAACGGGACTGCGATAGAGTGATCCAAAGATCGTCTGTCTCGACAGTTCCTTGGGTGTTGAACAACCCAGTGGGTCGGCTCATACTTCAGTTTAGAACTTTCGGAGTATCCGCGTTGGCCCAGCAGGCGAAACACGGCCTAAGGGCCCACGACCGTGCGGCATTCACTCAGTTTGTTGGGCTGCTTGGAGCCGGGTGGCTGCTGGCCTATACCAAAGCCCTGAGTAAGGTGATTGGGTGGGACGAGCCAAGAGCAAGAGAGTACCTAGATAGTGCCCTTAGTCCTGAAAAACTGGGTGCAGCAGCGGTACAAAACCACGCAATGCTCCAAATTGGTACGCCGATTTATGACGTTCTTGGCCGTGCTCTTATACCCGACTACCCAGAAGATGGCCTGTTTGGGTATTCCCACAGGCACAACGGCATTGGAGCGGCGGCAATAGAGGCCATACCAATTGTGGATAAAGTAAGCAACGCGTATGACCTATTAGATTTCTATCTTCTTGACCCTCCTAAGGACGGGTATACTGGAGTAACCCAGCAACACCTACAGAAATGGAAAAGCATACTCCCAAATAATAACGGGTTTGGTATTGATAACATCCTTAACAGTGGTATCCAGCACTCAGGCTACCCCGCAAGAAAGTAAACCATGGCAGATTCATTCAAACTATTTACAGGCGATAATACGCCTTATACATTCGACAAACCTTTTCTACGGGCAACAGATATTAAGGTTGAGGTTAATGGGGCCGCGAGAACGGAAGGTGTAACCATTACACCCTCGGGCTCATACCCCTACTCCTCTGCGTCCGTAGCCCTTTCGGCTGACGCGGGCGGGTCCGACAAGGTAAAGATTTACCGCGATACTGACGCTACTAACGTGATGTACAAAGACTTCTCTGATGGGTCTGTGCTTAAGGCTGTAGACCTCGATGACATCCAACGGTATCTTCTGTTCGTCTCTCAGGAGAAGGCAGAGACCACCAAGGACTACGAGGGTAACTTGCCTCTCGGCAGTATTCGCCAGATTGTTTCTAGTGTGCAGCAGGGGTCCGCAGATATGTCGGCTTCGACCAGCACCGGTAACTACGTTAAGAGTTCCTGTCAGATTCAGGCTACTCCCAAGGCTTGGGCCTCTACTTGGGTGGTTGTTGGAACTGTTGGTGTCCTTGTCCACGCCGCATCTAGTGGCACAGATAACTCAGGCATTACCCTGAGGATGTACAAGGACTCTACGGTTTCTGTTGGTGCAAATATTGACGGCACTGCTACCGGTCCTATTTACAGGCAGACTGACCGTAACTCCATAAACAACGGAAACGCTTATCTTTTGTTCCCCGTATGCTTCACAATGACTACCTCGAACAGAACCCAGTTTAACCTCCACGCTGCTGGCAAGTTAATCTCGGGGGCGGGGGAAGAGTTTACAATCTACGGCGATGTCACTAAGTCACTTCTTCACGCAGTCGAAATCGCATAACAGGGAGCGAACCAATGGATGGCGAACGTGATATACTATTGGCATTGGGCAGGCTTGAAGGAAAAGTAGAATCCCTATTGCACATGCAGCATACTCATGCCGAAGCAATGGACGGGATGGAGTCTCGTGTCCGTATTCTTGAACAGGGCAGAGCAGCCCTCATGGGAGGGGCGATGGTTGTAGGCTCGGTTGCTGCAACTCTTGTTTCTTGGATCTTTAAAACTTGGTCTTAATTAGGAAAAACAATGTCTATTGAAATTCAATCTAAATCATTTTCTGCGGCTACCGTAGGAAACTTTTCAGTCAAAACCTCGGCAGAGTCTGATGTTCTCAGCGGAGCGACCAACAGCCTTGCTAGTGTCAACCTTGCCGATGACGTTTCCGGCAAGAAAATTGTTGTCGAAATGAATGTTACTACTGGGTTTTCGGACGTAAACGCAGACCTTGTTGTCGAGGGCGCATTGAGCAACCCCGGAGCATCGTACTCTTGGGCTACTCTAGACACCCTTTCGTCTGACACTACCCCCAATGTCACAGGCCCTAAGGTATTCGTGGCCGACCTGACTAACTACACAAACATCCCATATATCCGGTTTCACTTTAATACGGGCGGGCTTAGCGTAGGAACCTCGGGTAAGGCTCAGTTTAAGTACGCTGTCTCAAGTACGTAAGGAAATCAAATGGTAGACATGAAGAAACTCATGGAGACTCTTCACCACGGAATCGGAGAAGAACTCCTTAGGCGAATCGACACCGGGGAAGCCACTTCGGCTGACCTTAGTGTCGCCCGTCAGTTCCTTAAGGACAACGGCATTGACGCTTCGGCAAGCCAGAGTGAGCCTCTGTTGAATCTTGCTAAGGTTTTGCCGTTTGATCCGGAAGAGCCCATTGAGGAGGCTGGATGATTTTTCTTAAGAAGACAACCGATAAGTCAACATTAGGGGCTATCATGACAATACTGAGCAAGGTTGCTTGCTTGGTAAAGCCCATTAAGATTCTCTGGAATAAGATTAAATGGAAATAGATCCCAGACTTAAAGACTTCCGCAACTTCCTGTATCTTGCGTGGGACCAACTAGGGCTTCCTGAGCCCACAACGGTCCAGTACGATATTGCGGATTATGTCCAAAACGGTCCCAAGCGTCGGTGCGTACAGGCATTCCGTGGGGTCGGCAAGTCATGGATTACGTCGGCTTATGTGTGCCATCAGTTGCTCCTCAAGCCCGACACTAACATTCTGGTGGTCTCCGCGTCCAAGCAGAGAGCAGATGATTTCTCTACATTCACTCTTCGATTAATCTCGGAAATGCCCCTGCTTCAGCACTTGAGACCCGGAGATCACCAGCGAAATTCAAAGATCGCTTTCGATGTAGGTCCGGCCCCTAACGCCCACGCACCCTCGGTAACATCCAAGGGAATAACGAGCGCAATCACCGGCAGCCGTGCAGACCTGATCGTAGCGGACGATGTGGAAAGTTGGAACAACTCAGCCACGCAGACAATGAGAGACAAACTCAGCGAGACCATCAAGGAGTTCGATGCTGTCTTGAAGCCCGGAGGCCATGTGCTGTATCTGGGCACCCCTCAGACTGAGCAGTCGATCTACAACGCACTCCCTCAGCGCGGCTACGATATCCGCATCTGGCCTGCTAGGTATCCGAAGGAAAAGCAAAAGATCCTGTACGGAGACAAACTTGCCCCCATTATTGAGGACAATTGGGAAGAGGAGAAGCAGGGGGACCCGACTGACCCCGGACGGTTTGATGACTTCGACCTACTAGAAAGAGAAGCATCTTACGGTCGGTCAGGCTTTGACCTTCAGTTCATGCTAGACACATCTCTCAGTGATGCTGGGCGTTACCCGCTTAAACTGTCGGACCTCGTGGTCATGAGTCTCAATCCTGAGAATGCCCCAGAGAAAGTCATCTGGGCAGCGGAGCCTAGTCTTGCCCACAAGGAACTGCCCAATGTCGGCTTCTCAGGGGACCGCTTCTATCGCCCCATGGCTGTCACTGGTGACTGGGTCTCGTACACAGGTAGCGTCCTCGCGGTAGACCCCTCAGGCCGGGGACAGGACGAAACTGCTTACTGTGTTATTAAGATGCTTAATGGCTTCCTTTATGTCACCGACATCGGGGGGATACCGGGGGGCTACAGTCAGGAGACGCTGGAGTCTCTGGCTAAGATCGCCAAGAACCAAAAGGTTAATGCGGTCATTATTGAGAGCAACTTTGGGGATGGCATGTTCACCGAACTGCTTAAACCCATTATGACTAAGATTTATCCGGTCAGTATGGAAGAGGTTAGACACTCGATCCAGAAGGAGAAGCGGATAATCGACACCCTAGAGCCCCTGATGAACCAGCACAAGTTGGTTATTGATGAGTCTCTAGTTGAAAAAGATTATCGGTCTACCCAGCATCTCACACCAGAAAAAGCCCTCCAGTACCAACTTTTCTACCAGATGACTCGTATCACTAGGCAGAAGGGGTCCCTAGCCCACGACGATAGGCTTGATGTCTTGGCTATTGGGGTAAACTATTGGGTGGAGCAGATGGCCCAGAATGCTGACGATAAGATCAAAAGCCGAAAGGACCATCTCATGGATCGAGCCTTAGAGAACTTCATGGAGAGTACGGTAGGCCAAAAGCCCCGTGGAAACACATGGATGTAGAACGACAAATAACCGTAGAGGCCGCCAAGGAAGTAATACTTAGTTACTGCGAGTATCTGCTAGACCTCAGGGACAAACACTCTTTGGCGGAGAATATGAGAGAATTACTATACAGCCTTCCTGCCCCAGTAATCAAGGAAATTCAAATGGCTGAGTTTAAGAAAAAGAACAACACCTAAGGAGCCCCGCCATGTCTGGAGGCCCAGTATCCTCGAAGCACAATCCCGGCAATAATGCCCTCAATGGTCAAAACAACAATACCGGTAGGGGCCGATCCGGGAAGACCAAGAAAAAAGAAGAAGAGACTATGGGTCTCCTATGGGACCTAGAGAATATTCCAACTACTACTCACAACAAAAAGGATAAATAATATGCCGATGGGATCAAGACAAGACCCTGTGTACAATAAAGCCGGGGCTCAGATCGGGACTACTACTGTGGATGACCGGTACAAAAAGACCCGCCGTCGAGCGAGCAGCACTACTGGAAAGAAGAGTGTCCTCGGCAGGCCCATGGGTCGAGAGAACCGATTTACCGTTACCGACGCATCTGGCCGAAGAGGCCGTCGCCGTTCCGGTAAGACATCCTCCCCGACCCTCATGGAAGCCCTGATGATGGGAGGCGTCCTTAAATGACTTGCCTTCTTGGTACCTGCCGCCGTCAGGGGGATTGCCAGTGTGTCCTAGTTAGATGGACTGACATTACCTCCTATGACGGGTCTTGGATGGGGCTTGAAGAGGCTAAGGCCCTTAAGCCCGCCCAAATGGAAACCCTCGGCTGGATTATCCGGTCTGATGAGAATTATATTGTCTTGGCCTCTACCATGGATTCCTCTGAGGATCTGGTGGGCAATGTCAATGCTATTCCAAACAATGCTATCATAGAGATCATTAGGAAGCCCGTAGACGGCTGCCCTACGGATTTCTGTTTGAATTCGTAGGATTACCCTCTGGAAGCCTAAAGTGGCTCAGAGGCGATCCTAGGGCTTCTGAGAGGAAGGACCGTTATGGCCCACGAGAAGAGACGTAAGCGTCTAATTAAGAAGCATAGGCTCAAGGGCGTCAATAAGCCCAAGCGGACACCCGACCACCCCAAGAAGTCCCACATGGTCTTGGCTCAGGTAGGACACCAACTCAAGATGATTAGATTCGGGGAGCAGGGGGCTAGTACCGCTGGGAAGCCAAAGGCCGGTGAAGGAGCCAAGATGAAAGCCAAGCGGAAATCCTTCAAGGCCCGGCACCGCAAGAATATCGCCAAGGGGAAGATGTCTGCTGCCTATTGGGCGGATAAGACTAAATGGTGATGCTCTTCTGGCCCCGCCTCTACATCCTGTTGGAAATCCCTAGAATGGCCCTTTGTGCCCTTGGGACTTTTTAGAAGAAAAAATCTGAATACCTAACATCCCACCCACCCGGGGGTCAGCCCCCCGTGGGGGGTACTTGCGATTGAGACTCAGTCTCATCCAGTGGTTCCACGTGGAACATCAGGACCCGGGGGGGTCCATTCGTTCATCCGGATATATGGATGGATGCCGATCCTGGATCTACGCTTGGGGTCCGCTGTAACCTGTTGATATCACTGGGTTTACGCGTGGCCCTAGGTGTTTTTTTTATAAACCCTTGGTACCAAAGGACTTACATCAGTTTAGGACCAAATAATATTTATTTATGGCTGTAAACCCTTGGTACCAAAGGACTTAGATACTTTCACACCGATACCCTACTGAAATACCCTATTGTGCTGGGGCGATTATGCCGATATAAAGGGTGGCAACGGGAACACGAAAGGAACCCGGAACCGACAACCTAGCGTAGCAGCCCCCAGCAGGGTCAGTTCTATCTGAAATTAATCAGAGGTAGGACCTAGAACGGAAGCGGCATCGGGTTTCGGCAACCCGGTACAACCCTTCCTGCGGTGGATGCCCCCAGCCAAATAAGTGGGGGGTCTTGTTGGAGCGGTATAGGGGACTGGTGTCCGCGCGTAACATCGTGCGGGCCTTGGAGAACCGACAGCCGCAAGGGTACTCCCCGCATCAGCCTACTAGGGTCGGTGCGGAACGAGGTACCATCTCCATGGGGGTCTTTCCCGGTATAGTCGGGGCATTGGAAACGATGCCTTTGTAAGACGGGGACCCCCACGGACGTAAGAGTACGCCCTTGTTCAAGGGTAGGGACTAGTCCGGGGATAAGGTGCCTAGAGTAGCACCCCCCGGCATCCAACGGCCCGGCTAGGGGATGAGCGATGATTGCTAGGAATATTCAAGTGTGTAACCCCCCGGCTGCCTACTGGTAGCCGGGGGTCTTCGTAGGGGGATTGTCCCCTGCAATACTTGGAGACACTAGCCAATGGCTAACCAAACCACTATCGTTTCGGACATTCTCAACGGTTCCTCCAGCGATGCCAGCAAGTCGGATGCTATGGCTCTGACTGCTCTGGCTATTCAGGCGGAGCGTATTGAGAAGGAATGGAAGTCGTTCAACCGTATGGTCGTTCGTTCTGACATCGACTCCAAGGTTTCCGACAAGAAGTGTACTGCCGCCTATCTGGGGTACGTCCGCTTCATTCGGCACCTTCGATCTACCCTCCGTGCCATGCCTGCGGGCACCACGGCCAAGGGTGGGGTCACGCGACAGGATGTCTTCCTCCGTTATGGTGGTGAATGCGACCCCAATCTCGGGGCACGTGTCACCGCTTCCGAAGCCCGCGTCCGCGTCAAGGCCCTTATCAAGGGCTGACGTTGGGCGGGCTTCGGCACACTCATCCACCCCTCAGTATCGAAAGGTACTGGGGGGTTTTTTCACTAACACGGAGGAAATCCAATGATCCACTGGTTTATTGACCTGTGCAAGACGTTGGCCGACGGCCTTACTAGGTCGGGCTACGATGTGTCCCCTGTTGACGAGGAGTACCGCAATGCCGGAGATTAGACTGGAGCGTAAGTGTAGAACGTGCGGGGATTCCATCAGTAAGATCCTGAAGGAGAGGACCTGTCTCCCCTGCCAGTGGGAGCCTATGGTATCCTCTCCTCCAGCCCCTTTGTACTTCTGCAATAGGTGCGGTGCATGGGGGGCGAGAGGGTGCAAGTGTCAGAAGGGTAGGCTTTCAGACTAGACAGACGAGGGGGTAGCCGGGTAGGAGAAACGACCTGCCTACCCGGTTACCCCCCAGACTGTCCGGTCGATAGTGACCGCCAGTATTCACGGAGACAATCCAATGGCAACGAAGAAGGTGTTGAGTTATAAGGATACGAACCTGTCAGCCCGGCTGGCCCGGCGTGTCCGGAATGTGTGCGTCCAGCACTTCGGCCTCCGCACGGAGGACATTCGTCTTACCTTCCACAATAATACCGTGGACAACAAGAAGGGCCCCATCAGGGCGAAGCACGGGCACGATTCTCTGTGCGAGTGGCACCTGACGGCTTTCCCTGACAGGGACAGGGGTGCTACCATCCCGTGCTTCCTCCAGTGCATCCCTTCGGAGTCCCTTCCCGATGGGGTCGAGATCCAGCCCATCGACGGGAACGGATCGTACCGGATCATCACCACCAACTGATACAGGAGCAACACCATGAACACGGACCACCGCAGGGTAGGAAGGCCTACCCGTACACCCTACGTAACACCTAGTTCCACAGAGGAACGAAGGTACACGGCGATCCTCAAGGTAGGGGACACCGTCATTCACACCACATCCCCACTGAAGGAAAGGCAGTCGGCGGTGAGCATCTGCGAATACTGGATGGCCGAACTCGACTCGACCCATAGTGTGGTCATCAGAGAGGAGTCACGTTGTGGGGAATAAAGACATGAGCATGATCCTCGCATCCCTCCGCAAGCAGGCGGACGAGATTGTAGCCCTGCGTAAGGAGGTCAACGAACTCAGGGGACTTGCGGAGTCGTGCGAATACTACATGAACCTGTCGGATACTCGCGGCAAGCAGGTCGATGCCCTTCGTATTGACCGCACCGTTCCAGTGCCCGAGCAGATCACAACCCGTTGTACCTACCTCATGACACAGGAGGATCTCAATGACTAGACTGATAGCACGTAGGCATGATGTCGTACAGTTCGACCTCACCTATGCCGAGAAGTTGTCCGCCCTACGTGGCGAGTCGCAACAGTTCTCATACTTCTGCAACAACCCCGGTGTATGCCACGTGGAGTGGTCCGAAAGTGATTGGGTCACTTGGATCAACCGACGGGGCCATTGGATTCACAAAGGAGACTACTATGCCCAGCAACAAACCGCCTTACCTCCCCACACCAGAGGAGAGGGAGGCCATGCCCATCCGACCGGAGATGCACGCTCGTAGCCGTGCGTATCAGGACGATCTAGCCCAGAGGGAATCGGTTCCCTCACGATACCTCAACGCCAAC